TATTGTTGCTCAAAAACTAGGATATAACACAAATGATGAGAGTAGGGATTAAGTAGTATAGTATAGTTAACTATAGAAAGTTATAAGACTACTAATTAGTAGTATATTACTAATTAGTAGTAGTTTTTAATTATATAGTTATAACTAATTAGTAATGATAAAGATAAAAAGAAGAATAGAAGGCAAAACAGACTACCATGAGATTTATGCTAAAGACGAAGCATTGCAGAAGGGTCTTAGTTTTGTACCTTGGAAGGATGCACAGGTAGGAGAATATGCTGTTACAGACGATGGGTACGTGGGGTTATGCTATGGTCGCAAGAACTACACAGATAAGAATGGAAGGCTTAAAACCTTTATTAAACTTACTTGTGGTGTAGGCTGGGTTACGCCATTTTCTAGAATAGATTTTTTAAAAAACCATGAATATAGAGTATATAGCAAAACAAACCCGACAAGGACATGGGATCAGGAAGAAGCTGGAAAAGAACGTTCTAAAAAAACTGTTACCGCCTATGCACAAATGCTCATTAATGATGGAAAGATTGACTTTGAAGCTCTTGGTAAGATATATAGACCTGAACAGAAAAAACCAATCGCAACGGTACGCAGATTCCTCAAACAAAAAGTAGCAAAACAGATGGTAGAAGAAAAATTAAAAGAAATATTAGCCAAAAAGAGTATATCTAAAGAGTTTGCTGTAGATAACATTGTAGTTGCTCTAAAAATGGCAGAAGAAAAAGGCGATGTAAACAACTTTCTAAAAGCAAATGACTATTTAATGGATTTGTTAGAGATGAAACCCAATAAGAAAATGATTACAGACACAATACAGGTAGATATGACTCAACAAATAGCTGATACCATAGCTAAAGAAGATAAACGACTGACATTACAACGAAAAAGCGAAGAACATGAAGCAAGAGAATGATGTAGAGCTACAATATCAGGGTGCAACTGATGAAATTATGATAACAGAACAATTAGACGCTGCTATCAGAGCGTTACACGTTCTAGCAGTGTTGAAAGACAACAGCGTAGAATGGATGAACAGTTACGCATTAGAAGCTCTAAAAGAGATAGAAGCTTTGGGTTACAATTATGAACTACATAAACAGTCATTAAACTAACAAGGAGATCAATATGCCAATGGGTAAAGGAACTTATGGGTCTAAACGTGGAAGACCAAAAAAGTCAAAAATAAAATCAAAAGCACCTAAGAGTGTAAAGGGTGTTTCTATGGCTGGGTTAAATATGAGACAAGCTAATGCTATGAAAAAACATTCAAAGCATCATACAGCAAAGCATTTAAGAATGATGGCTACTGCAATGAAAAAGGGGAAAAGTTTTACTGAATCTCATAAAATGGCTCAAAAGAAAGTTGGTAAGTAAAGTATAAATACCTATGCCTGATAATGTAAAATATATTAAAAATAAGTTATCAGAAAATATGATAATGTTTGGAAAGATTATTATGCCAAACATGTTTTCTGTACCTTCTCCAGACTTTCATTATAAAATAGCAGATGCTATTGTAGATGATAGTAATAAACAGATTAACATCATTGCTCCACGTGGTCACGCCAAGTCCTCGATAGTTGGCGGTGTTTACCCCCTTTTTCATATTATGAACCATAGTGGAGCAAAACTTATTGTGCTGGTCTCACGTACACAAGATCATGCTATTAAGCTTCTTGGAACCATAAAAGACACCCTAGAGTACAGCAATGCCTTCCGTCAGATATATGGTTACTGGGGTCAGCACAATGCTAGGCAATGGGCAAAAAGTGAAGTAGAGCTGAAAGATGGTACAGTCATTATATGCAAAGGCACAGGACAACAGTTACGTGGTATTAAAGTAGGTAGTCAACGACCTACGCTTATTATTGTAGATGATCCAGAAGATGAAAACAATACTAAGACTGCAGAAGCTATGGAACAAAACCTTCGATGGTTACTGCAGAGTGCTGTGCCATCTTTAGACCCTATAAAGGGTAAGATTATTGTTATTGGTACACCACAACACCAACGCTGCATGGTAGAGATATTAAAAGACATGAAAGGCTGGAAGAATATGCATTTTAGTCCAGACTTAAAAAATAGTGTAGCACTATGGGAAGAATGGCAACCTATAAAAAAATTACAACAAAAAAAAGAAGAACTAGATTCTATTGGTCGCAGTAGCGTGTTTTATCGTGAATATATGTGTCAAATTGTAGGAGATGAAGATCAATTGTTTCAAATGGATTATATCCAGTATCATAATTACAAATTAGAAATAGATAGTGACAATAGACATTTTCTTGTAGATGATGACAAAAAAATTCCAGTAAATGTGTTTATGGGGGTTGACCCTGCTTCTTCAGTCCGCAAGACAGCAGATTATTCAGTAATTATGCCTGTAGCGGTGGATGAACAAAACAATAGGTATATTCTCCAGTATTACCGTAATAGGGCAACTCCCATGCAACTTGCTGAAAGCATCATAGAGTACTTTAAGTTATTTAAACCTGTAAAGGTACGTGTAGAAAGTGTAGGATATCAGGAAATGCTAAGAGAATACTTGAGGCAACGATGCGATGAAGAACGTATATTTATATCAGGATTAGAAATAAAAGAGAGTCCAAGAACTAGCAAATCATCAAGGCTAGAAACTATGCAACCATACTTTGCACAAAAAAAAGTGTATATGATGGAAAGCATGGAAGAGTTAAAGGATGAGCTTTTATTGTACCCACGTGGCAAACATGACGATCTTTTAGATGGTCTTTATTACGCAACTAAAAAGTGTTTTGCACCAACCCATAAAGAATCTAAAATAAAAACTAAAAAAGTCCTTGAAGATCCCTACCTAGATGATATAAGTTGGAAAGTAGCATAGTATTGGAACTTTTACTTAAAGTAAAGGTTTAAGTATGAAATGCTCCTTTCCACATGCATGACAGTTTAGACAAAACAAAAGAAGTACAACTTACACAAGATCTGCTATCAGAATATTCTTCTGCTAGACAGAACTGGGCAAAACAGGCTGTTGAGGACAATGAGTTCCGCAATGGCAAACAATGGACTGACGAACAAGTACAGGCATTACGTAAACGTGCTCAAGAGCCATTAGTTGTAAATGTTGTATACTCTGCAGTAGAGCAGGCAAAAGCTATGCTTACTGCTAACTCACCTAAGTTTCAATCAACAGCCAGAGAGACCTCCGATGCTAAAGTTGGTAGAATGTTTTCGGATATAATGGCATACATTTGGGATAACTCCAATGGGAACGTGGAATTGAAACAAGCCATTGATGATTACTATGTTAAAGGAATGGGAGCTATGATGGCCTATATTGATCCAGATGCCGATCTGGGTTCGGGTGAGGTAAAGTTAAAATCCATAGACCCATTGGAACTATTCATAGATCCTTCTTCTAAGGATCCATTTTGCAGAGATGCTGCACATATTATTATTGGTAAAATAATATCAGAAACAGCTTTAATAGAGCATTACCCTGAATTTGAACAACAAATAAAAGAATCCACAGAAACTAGTTATATCAATACTACTGCTGAATCACGATTTGGATTACGTAATGAAGATGTAACTAATAAACGTAGGTTAACAGGAACTACGATTACTGGTGAACGAGAGCTAGAAGTATTTGAGCGTTATACAAAAGTAAAAAGTGCATACTATAAGATTTATGATCCATTAAGCGATGACCAAAGAGTTTTAGATCAAGTACAGTTTGAAGAGTATAAGCAAGAGCCAATAGTTGTATTAACTAATGCAGAAGGACAATCTGTATTTACAGATAAAGCAAATGTTAAGACATATATGGAGATTGCTGAAAAAATAGGAACAACCTATCATTTAATGCTAGATCCTAATTCTGGTCAACCTGTTCCTATGGAAGGGGAAGAACATGAAGGATCTATACCTAATAGCACCAGTACAATAGATGTATTAACCAAAGCTACTTTAATTGAAGATGGTGGTATTATGGTTAATGAAGTTGACTTAACCCAGATAAAACAAGTTGTAAGTGTAGGTGATACAGAGCTGTTTAATGTTGTATTACCAATAGAAGAGTATCCTATTATACCATTTATGAATGGATTTAATCGCAATCCGTTTCCATTGTCGGATGTTAGACTGGTTAAGGGATTGCAGGAGTACATCAATAAGATACGTAGTTTAATTGTAGCACATGCTAGTAGCTCTACTAATGTAAAGCTCTTAATACCACGTGGAAGTATGGATAAAGCACATCTAGAAGCAGAATGGGGTAAAGCTGGTACTGCTGTTATTGAGTTTGATCCAGAGCTAGGACAACCTATAGTAGCTGGGCCTGTACCATTACCTAACGAGCTATATAAAAACGAAGCAGATGCTAAAGCAGATATAGAACGCATATTAGGTATTTATGCCTTAATGCAGGGAGACCAAGGAGCTGCACCACAGACATTTAAAGGTACAGTAGCACTAGATGAGTTTGGTCAAAGAAGAATTAAGTCTAAAAAAGACGATGTTGAGGAATGCATCAATCAATTAGCAAAGGTAGTAGTGGGATTGGTTCAGTACGTTTATACAGGTCAGAAAGTTATGCGATTGATGCAACCCAACAATAGACCTATTGAAATACCTATTAATAGTCCTATGTATGATAGCGTGGGTAATGAAATAGGTAAGATAAATGATATAACAGTTGGTAAGTATGATGTGATTGTTTTATCAGGATCTACATTGCCATCTAATAGGTTTGCAAGGTTTGAGTACTACATGCAACTCTATCAAGCTGGTCTAATAGATCAGTTAGAAGTGTTAAAACAAACTGATGTTGCAGATATGGAAGGAGTACTAGAACGTGCAGGCCAAATGCAGAAAATGCAACAACAAATGCAAATGCAAGCTGAAGAAATTAAGAAACTACGTGGCGATCTGCAGACAGCACAGCGAGAGTCCTTACATGATAGAAAACGTGTAGAAGTAAAAGAATTTGAAAAGAAACTGGCAAAGGCAGAAGCTAAAGTTGAAATGGCATCCCAACTTTACAAGAACCGTTTGGCAGATGAGCTAAAAATGGCTAAGCAGGATATACAAGAGTTTAACGAACCTAATCCTACTAGAGAAATGAACGAAGAGATGCTGATGTTGGATGAGTAATGGCAGGCACAATGAAAATAGAATGGGATAATCCCGATATTGAAAAACTAGATAATCATTTTTCTAAAATAAACAAATTGTATGGAGCAATGGATACTACAGAATTGCCTTTTATGCTCATACAGGATTTATACAATAAGTCAGGTAGAGACTTAAAAAGATCTATGAAAGCATTAGAAAGGATTAATAGTCAAATTGAAAAAGATCCAAATTTTGATAAGTTTGGTGGTGGAGACTATTTAACTAGATGGTATGAATTAACTGAAAGTCCTTTTGAAGAAGGACTACCTATGGATAATCAAATGATGCCAGAGGATTTTAGATAAGAATTGAAGAAAGCGGTTGCTGGAAATAACCAAATCGCAAAGGAAAAGTAATGGAGAATATCATAGAAACACGTAATGCTGATCAGGCACCACAAGAGGATGCAATGCTCAATGTAGAGCAAACTGCAATACCTAATGGGGAGATACCACTAGATGGTGGTGTGTCTGAGTCAATTACGGAAGAAAAACAAGAAGTCTCCCCAAGAGACGACTCAACTCGTTTTGAATATTGGCAATCACAAGCTGACAAAGCCAAGGGAGAGCTTAATGCACTACGTCAAGAGTTAGATTATTATCGTAACGGACAAGATGTGCAGAGTTCTGCCTCCAATGGACAACCTCAAGCATACCCTGAACAAGGATTGCAAGAGCCTTCATTGAAGGAGCCTACAGCACCTGAAAGACCACATTCATACAATGAGGTTGATGCTTATAATGATCCACAAAGTGAATCGTTTAAGTATCGAGTGGCTAAAGAAGCCTATAGAGATAAGTATTTGGATTTTCTAAAAGAAAAAGACCAAGTACGTGAACAGGAACTGCAAGCACAATACCAAGCTCAAATGCAACAACAACAGGCACAGATGGTACAGCAACAGGCTATGAGCCATGCTGTAAATAACTTCGGATGGGATCAGAATAAAGCTATGGAGTTTGTACGGTGGTCACAGAGTCCTGAAAATCTTACATTGGATAATTTAGCCAAGTTGTTTGAATTAAGGACAAACCCTAATCCAGTAGTAAAGCAAAGAACAGAAGAAATGCAGAATCAGGCAAATCGTTTGAATGTGCCTAAAACAACTGCAGTTCAAACTGGTCAGGCAGAACAGCCTAGGACAGAAGAACAACTTTTTAGTGATGCTTTATTGGGTAGGTAAGTCATAAAGTAAACTAGAATAATAGGAGTTACAAATGGCAGCTACAGAAAAGCTACTAAAAGCTTCTGGTGTACTTTATACGGATAGACGGAATTTTTACGTAGATCCGCAGGTCACTAAGGAGCTATGGACAGATGTTGCCCCTTTTACTACAATGATTAGTAATCAGGAACAGCGTGATGTACCAGACCCACTTTTTAAGATGTTTGAACATCGTAATCCTTGGGTAAAACAAGCCTTTACAATGGGCACTTGTGCTGATGGAAGTGGAGACAAAACCATACCAGATAATAATGTTGGTATAAAGTTTGACAGTTCTGCAAATCCTGCAACACCAGTTGCATCTTTTGAAGGTTTTGGAGATGCTAGTGCAATAGGTGATGAGCATATTGGACTAATTGTTGAAGTTCGTTCTTCAGCAGGTGTTAAAAGAGGTAAAGCTATAATTGGAAAATCAGGATCAGATTATATGATTAAAAGTCTTGGTGGATCAATTGAACTTACCACAGCAGATGTTCTTACAGTAATTGGTAATGCACATGGTGAAGGTGGTTCAGCACCTGAAGCATGGTCAGATGAGCTAAGTGTTGTATGGAACTCAACTCAGATATTTAAAACACCATTACAGGTAACTGGAACTTTAGAAGCTGCAGTTCTTAAAGGTGAATCATCTGAGTTAGCTAGACTACGTAGAATGAAAGCTCAAGAGCACAAAATGCAAAAGGAAAAAGCTTTCTTATTTGGTAAGAGAGTAGGTGGAGTAGGACTTGATCTTTATGGAGATGGTGCTAGTTCTGATTCTTTTGCTGATGGTGGTCGTACCGATGCTGATGGAAATCTAATTAGAACTACTTATGGTTTAATCTGTGCTTTAGAAGATTATGGTTCAAGTTCAGGAGATGATCAAAATATTTTTACCGTTGACTCAGACTATGCCTATGGCAATTTTGTTGATGATATGGAAAAAGTATTCCAGTACATTCCAGAATCAGGTGTTAAGCGTGCTTTTGTTGGTGCTGGTGCATTAGGATACTGGTCTAAAATGGCAGGTTCATCAGGATTATCTGGTAACTCAGGTTGGACAGTAAATCTTGGAGACATGGCACGTGATTCTCTTGGTTTTAACTACAGAGTACTTGAAACACCTCATGGTATGTTGCAGTTGATTCCAACTCCAGCATTACGTGGTGATTACAATAAGTATATGGCTGTAGTTTCTGATGAGAATCTATTCCATGCTATATATCGCCCATCTATGTATCAGACAAACATCAAGCAAGATAATGCTTTTGATGGTGTTAAGGATCAATACATGTCTGATGAAGGTGTTGGTATACAGCTAATTGAAAGTCATCACTTGTTTAAAATCACAGCGTAAGGAGGCTTATTATGGCTAGACCTTACTTAGGTGGTTCAAGTGCAGGAGTCAAATCACTAACAGCTAGTGCAACATTAAGTCCTGCTGATAGCGGAAAAGTAATTCTTTTTACCCCACCATCTGGTGCAGGTGCATTAAACATTACTTTACCTGCTTGTTCTGCAGGATCAGAGCTAACAATAATCCAAAAGTCAGCTTATGACACAGCAGCTTGTAAAATTACATCTGCTGAAGGTAATAACCTTGTTGGAGGTATTATGGCTCAAACTGGTACTGGTGATAACGCAGTTGGTACGGATGATTTTATTCAATTCGGATCAGCTAGCGTTGCTGGTGATTATGTTTCTTTAGTATCAGACGGATCTAAATGGTATGTTGTTGATAGTTGCTCTAAGGTAACTACAAATGGCTTAGCGTTTGGATAAAGTTAAACAAAACAAGTTGGGGGAGTGTAATGCTCCCCCTTCTTAACTAGGAAAAATTATGGGACTACAAAATTTTACAGTAAAAGAAAGTGTATCTCCTTACCACAAAGCAGTAGTAGCTACTACAAATGCACAAGACAAATGTAGGGCTATATACGTTAAAGTAGCAGGTGATTACACTTTAACAATTAATGGTACAGATATTGCCTTTAATGGTTTATTAAAAGGTCATATCTATCCATTAGCAATAACAAAGTCTAGTTCAGCAAACGTTATTCTTTTGTATTAATGGCAACATTCAAACAAAAGATGGAGCAATTGGTAGGAACAATAGATTCCTCTGTTGCTGATACAGACTTAAATGTATTTCTAACAAATACTGCTTATGAAGTATTAGAAATAATACCTGACAAGATAGCTATTAGGTATACTATAGATAACGAGCAAACAGATAATAGTGGATTTAATAGCACCGACAACAGAGTGTTGGGAGTTATAAGAAATGGATTTGAAGCACAAGAAGTATCTATTGGGTTGAGTACACAAATAGAAGATGCTGACTCTATACATTTTAGGAGCGTTAGAACTCCTGTGTATTACTATGATAATGGAACAATTGTAATTAAACCAGATCCTACAAATACTGAAAAAGCACAAATCAAAACTATAGCATATCCTACTGTAACGCATAGTGGAACAGCTATAACAGGGTTTCCAGACACAGCAGAATATGCAGTAGTGTTAGGTGCTTGTGTTAAGTATTTATATGATGTATTAAATACTGCAGTTAACATAGATGAAGACATTGAAATAACACAGGCTATTAAACTGCAAATAGATTCATTAATGCAGTTATATCAACAAGAATTAAAAAGGATTAGTGAGATAAAATGAAACAAAAGCAGTTACACGAACTAATTCAATCACACCATCCTGAAATGAAAGAAGGTGAAATAAGGCTACGCCTGAATAATGCATTAAAAGAGTTTTGTAGAAAAACAAGAATATTACAAGGTGCATTCAAGTTTACAACTGTATCTGGTCAAAGATATTATGGGTTAGATGAAAAAATTATAGAAATAACAAGTGTTGACTATGATGGTGAGTCTATAGAAAGACTATCAGGCAGACCTGACAAAAGAGATTTAACATGAAGATTTATTTTATTGAACGTGATGCAATTGCTATTGCAGAAACAAGTGATAGGGTAACATTTACGAGTGTTACTGAGGCAAAAGAAGTTACTTTATTTTGTGTAAAAGAAGATGAAGAGTTTGTATCTGACAATACATCTGCTAGTGGAATAGGCATGAACGAAGAACCAAATATAGCAGATGAGTTTCACGAAGCATTAGCATACAGAGTTATACAACAAGGTTACGAAAGAAAACCTGAAGAAATACAATTAGCAGCATACTTTAAACAACAGTTTAATGAAACAGTTAGAGAAGCTAAAAAGTCTGCTAATAAAAACTATGATGGAAGTGGTTATGCAATAAGAGGCTATGATTACTAATGAGTTATGTTTCTAGAAAACCAAAAACAAACAATAGTATTGGAGATTCTTTTTGGCAAAACGTTTCACAAGAATGGCGTTTTATTGATGCTATAACAAAGAATGGTCTTGATTTTAAAATAGATCAATATGCATTAACTCAGAAACTATTAAAATACTCAAAGCCTACTTACACAGTTCCATCTGATTATGTTGCTCCAGCAAGAAATGAAGTATCAATACCAACAACAACAATGACGAGTGTATAATGTCTAGTTTATATAATAAAAAAGTAAGAGAAACCTTTCCAGATTTATTAACTGTATTAGGCAGTTCTGTTGGAGAAGGATTAACCACATCTGCTAAAAGAATATTTGATGGAGATGGCACAGGTAGTGCATTATTGTTAAGCACAACTACACTTCAAGTAGATGGAACACTTAATTTAAAAGAGCAATCATCGGAACCAAGTAATCCTAGCGTTGGAGATTTGGCTTTTATAAATGATGATTTGTATATAGCCAAGCAATAGGAGATCATTATGGCAACATGGAAAAAAGTCATTACAGTAGATGATGACGCTAATTATAAAAATGAATCAATAACACTAGCACAACTAGATGCAGGATTAGATGGTGAATCTGGTTATGGTGCTAATAAAGTACTAAAAGTTAATAGCTCTGGTAATGCTATTGAATGGGCAGATGATAATGCTACTACAACTATAGGAGCATTAACAGATGTAAGTATATCTAGTGTAGCAGATAATGAAGTATTAGCATATGATAATAGCTCTAGTGAATTTATAAACCAGACTGCTGCTGAAGCAGGGTTACAAACTGCACTTACGTTTGGGGCCTCTAGTGGGAATGCAGTAAAAGTTGTTACTGGAATAGGTGCAGATATAGATGCGAATGATTTTGCTGTGTTTACACACGATGCAGGAAATGCTTCTGCAGGATTAAAAGGTCTTAGTGCACAAGAAGTTAGAACAGCTATTAGTGCTCATGCAAGTGGCGGTGGTTCAAGTCTTGATTTTCAAGCACAAAATTTAACAGTCTCTGGAGATTTAACAGTAACTGGCACTACAATAAGTACAGCTACAGAAAATATTAAAATAGAAGATTCTGTAATGACTGTTAATAGTGGTGTTGCAAGTGGTAACACTGCTGCAGATGGTGGTTTTATTGTTGAAAGAGGAACAGATGGAGATACAGCAGGTTTGGTTGGAACTAATGGTCACAATGTAGGTATAGGATTTGATGAGTCTGCAGGATACTTTAGGTTTAGTTCTGGTAGTTCTACTAGTGCATTTAATTTTGTAGCAGATATTCCCTCAGCAACAAATCATGCAACAAATACAGCACCATCTAATGACGATATAGGACCAATAGGTTCAATACACGTTGCTACAGATTCTGATTCTGTATATATCAGAGTTGATTAATGTCAAAGATAACAACTGTTAAAAACAATAAAGAATCGTTTACTGTTAAAGATACAGACTTTTTATTAAAGCTTATTATGAGGTCAACCTTTGACGGTGCTGATATAGACATAGCGTACAATGTTCTTAAAAAACTAACTGAACTACATAGGTCTAAACTTGAAAGTTGATTTATCAATAGATGATTTAAGCATTCTTAAACAAGCATTAGAAACCATGACAATACGAGGTAAGGATGCCATGTTTGTAGGAAAGTTATTAGAAAAGATTACAACTTGTTTTGATAAAGAGTTAGCCAAGGAATCTAAATAATGCCTAGTTGGAAAAAAGTAGCGTTAGCTGATGTAACTAATACATTTACTTCTGACCAAATAGTTGATGGTGGAACTACATCAAGATTAATTATAAATAGTTCTACCCACAATGCAAGTGTAGCTAATGAAGCAAGACTGCAACTTGGATTTGGTCATTCTGGTGCACCTGATGCTGTAGGCTATGTTAAACTAACCGAGAATGCTACCAATTCATTTGATGGTACAATAACTATAGGTGTACCATATAATAATGGTTCTGGTGGTAGTGCTACAAGAGATGCACTTACTATAAGACAAACAGGTGATGTTACTTTTTTTCAACACGCTAATTTTCCTGATAATGGTAAAGCTTTGTTTGGAGCATCAAACGATTTACAGATATACCATACTGGAACACATAGTTATATAAATGAAGGCGGTACTGGTAACCTAATTATTTATCAAGGTTCAAATACAGCAGTATTTAGTCCAACTGCAGTTACTATTAATCGTAATGCTACTTTTTCTGGAAATATAAATATAGGCGATGACAAAGCATTATCGCTTGGAGCAAGTGACAGTTCTCAAATATTTAATACTGGTTCACATTTATTTATAAGAAATAATACCTCTGACCAAGATATAATATTCCAAGTTAATGATGGTGGCTCTACTCAAACAGAGGTAATGAGAATAGATGCTTCTTCATCATCGGTTGGCATCGGAACAGATAATCCAAGAAAGATATTTCATAGCTACAGTGGTTCTGGCGTTAATATTGTAGGTTTGTTTGAAAGTTCAGATAATCAAGCATTAATTGCTTTTAGAGATAACACTACTGGTGATGATAACCATGTAATGATTGGAGCAAATGGAACATCATTTCAAGTATCAACTGATAATACAACTGCACTCACCATAGACTCCAGTCAACGCATTGGTATTGGAACGTCAAGTCCTTCTGATTACCATTCATTGGCAGATAATTTAGTTGTAGCAAGTTCAGGAGATACTGGAATTAGTATTGTATCTGGCACAAGCAGTGATGGTAGGATATTTTTTGCAGATGGCACAAGTGGTGGTGACGAGTCAAGAGGCCACATAAGATATAATCATGATGATAACAGTATGCACCTTGTTACTAATGATGCTGGTTCTGCACTCACCATAGACTCAAGCCAACGAGTTGGTATAGGTACAACAAGTCCTTCAAAAAAATTAGAAGTAGATGGCAGTTATAACTTAGGCTCAAATGCTTTTATTAATTACAATGCTACTTATCCATATACAATTAATGTAGAAAACACTGCAGGAGTTGGAAACTTAACATTTCAAGCAGGAACTGGGTCTACTGGTTTTAAATCTAAAATAGAATTACAAGGTGGCAATACAGCCACTGATGCATCTATTACACTTACTACCGCTGATAGTGCTAGAATGACTATTTTGAACAACGGTAAAGTTGGTATTGGTACAAATATTCCTGATACAAAATTGCAGATTAGAGGAGATTTTGATGGCTCAAGTGGGTTTCCTAATACAAATCCAAATAAGGGATTAAATATATCAAAACACACAGGAGTTCAATCAGATTATGGTCTTAACGATAAATTTGGAATAACATTTACATCTGCATCTAATTTAGATACAGATTACGCAATTGCTGGTATTTATGGTCAAGTTTCAGGTGTTTCTAGTTATGTCGGTGGTAATATAGTATTTGCAAGTAGATTAGAAACAGAAGCTACTCTTAGTGAAAAAATGATTATTACCAGTGATGGTAAGGTCGGCATAGGGACTACAAGTCCTTCAGAATTATTAGAAGTAAAACACGCCAGTAATACTAATAAAACAAGACTTAAAATTGTTGGTGGTACTAAAGGTTTTACACTTGGCAAGACTGGTCAAGCACAAAGCTATGCTCATTTAAGACCTATGAGCGATGGTCAAGTTATGGCAATGAGACTAATGCCACATACAAGTGACCAAGATACTTTTCTAGAACTATGGGGTCACGATTACGAAACAGATACAACTAATTTTGCTAGAGGTATGCTTATTTTAAAGCAGTCAGATGGAAATGCATTTCAAATAGTATCTGATAGTAATGGTTCTGAAAGTGTAGGCCCTATTGAATTTATTATAGAAAATGGTCAAGAGCCTTCTATGTCAGTTAAGGCTGATGGTACTGTAGCAATAAATAAGAATACTGATGGTGTTACTGGTGCATTGACAATATCCAATAATCAAGCTGCAGCATCAAGCAGTACCAACGAAGCAGTACAAATGTTATTTGGTTTGTCTGGTCAAGCTGATTCAGGAGTTATTAGAGTTGGCAAAGATGAAGATTATACTTCTGTTGGTGCAACTAGTTCTTTTATGTCTTTTTATACAAAAGCAGACGGAACTACTAGTGAAGTTATGCGATTTAAAAAACACATTGGGTTAGGAATAGGAACAACTAATCCATCTGAAAAATTACACGTTGTAGGCACTATAAAAGCTCAACATAGTTCAGATACTGCTGATTATGTTAAAATGCTTCACGATGGAACTGATGGTCATTTATTATCCAATAGAGGTCAATTAAGGCTTAGTAGTCAAAGTGGTATAGATGCTTTAAAAATTGATTCTTCTGGTAACGTTAGCCTTACAAACAATTTGTCATTGACAAATGGAAGTCCAGTAATGTACATGAGTGGTAGCTCAGGTGACCACATGAGGTTTGGATGGGCAGAAGGAGACCCTGATGTTGCTTATTGGAGATTCTATCAAAACTCTGGATTGACTGCATCTATTACTATGGATGCTATTACAGAAAACACTGCAGGTGGTAGAATAGAATTTAATAGCGGTGCATCAGAAGTAGCTATGGCATCTATAGGTACTTATGGTGTTTTTTTAGGGAGGGATGCAGTTGGTCAACAAACAACTACAGAACTTGGTGGATTTGGAGTTTTATCTTCAAATGGTCAAAGGTACGGTAATTACGGTTGGCTAACATTTAATGCACCTACAACTAACTTTACAGCCAGTTCAAGAGGTTGGGCATTAACTAATGGTTATAAAGCACATAGTTTCGCAATATTAAAATCTAGTACTGCAAGTACCGAGCCTAGCTTGACTACTAACGGTGAGGTAGATAGTGGCACTACTGCACCTTTAGTTATTAATAATGCTGGAAACATTGGCATAGGAACAGGTGCACCAGATTCAAGTCATATGTTGACTATTAAGACATCTTTAACTGGTGGAGACTGGATTTTAGGTCAGCAATCAGATGGCGGTCAAGGTTTTAGAATTTTAGCCGATAGTGGCGATGATGCTGTTTTTGAATTAGGCAGTGCATCTACAAGTGATATGGTTGTATTACGAGCAGATGGAGACAGTCATTTTATGGGTGGAAATGTTGCTATAGGTACAAAAAGTCCTGATTCTCAATTTCATCTTCATGGTTCAACTGGTATAAGATTAACAGATAGTAATCAAAATGCTAACGAATATGCAGAAATAAAATACGATAATGCAGGGAATACAAATTTATATATAAACAATGATTGGACTAATTCAAATGCATTAATCAACTTTCAGTTAGCAGGTTCAACAAAAATGGTAGTTAGGGGTGACGGGAATATTGGAGTTGGAACAACAAGTCCTGCACACCTTCTACATGTAGAAGGTGCATATAGCAGTGCTTGGTTAGCAAAGTTTAAAAATACAGGAGCTACGAATGCTTATGGATTGCAAATAGATACAACTGCTAATACAACTGCAGGTGAGTTTTCTCTTGGAGTTTATACAGGTACAGGCACTGGAATGTTTGTAACTAGCGATGGTAAGGTCGGTATTGGTACAACAAGTCCTTCATATAAACTAGATATTACTGGCCCTGCTACAGAAAATGGTTCTACACTTAGACTTAATGATGTAGTAGCAAGTAAAAACTCAAAGCACTTATTAATACAAAGGTCTAGTTCTACTGCTAGTATAGGGATAGCAGGTTCTCAACCTAATGACCCACTATGGATTTCAAGAAGTGGTGGTTATGATTTAATGGTTGCAAGTGGAGGGAATGTTGGTATAGGGACAACTCAGCCTGATAAAACACTTCATGTTTCTAGTTCTGATAATGTGCTTACTACAATAGAAAGTACAACTACTCACGCTACTGTTAGATTAATTGACCCAGATACAAGCAATGAGGCTACGCTAACTAGGGTAGGAGACAATCTGGAAATAGTAAAAGATGGTGGTAATGTTAGTATTGGTAAAGACAATCCTACACAAGCACTTGATGTACAGGGTAGCATTATATCTAGTGGTGTACTTCTTGCACCAACCTATGCAACATTTATTCACAGTTTTACAGATGACATGGGAACATCAGGACATTTTATACCTTGGAATAGTAGTGCTGAAACAACAGGAAATGATTTTAGTTCTACCTCATTTGTTGTGCCAATGAATATGACATTAGTGAAATTATATGTAAGAATTGAAACTATTTCAAACCTTGGCTCTCATACTCTTACTGCTACTTTAATTAGTAAACCAGATGGTAGCATTACAAACACTACAGTGGCAAGTGCTAGTAAATCAGTTAACGCTGCTAGTAGTGGCAGAAATCAAATATTTACAGAGGCAAATTTTAGTAACCCACCTAATTTAACAAAAGGGCAAATGGGTTCAATAAAACTCAAATTCGGTAGTGATATAGGTGGAAGCACTGACTTTTTTATTACTAGCGTATGGGAAATGGATAACAATACAATATAGGAGTAAAACCATGAAAGGTTATGCACAAAAAAAGAAAGACAAAAAGTGGTCTGTTGGAAAAACCAAAGAAGTGGTTTCTCCTGCAGTATCAGAAGTAAAAGACGAAAAGGGCGTTGTAGTTCGTGAAGCGAAAGCTGAAGAATCTAGAGAGCTCATTCAATTAAGTAAGAAACGCTATGACCCAGAAACAGGTAAAGCACTTGAAGATTATAAAGAAGTAGTATCTGAAGGTGTTTGTGATAATGCTGTTGCTGACATAGATAATCAGATTGCTGAATTAACTGCACAAAAAGAAGGTTGGGAAGCCTTGAAAGCAGATATTAAAGCACTTAAATAAAAGGATAACATAATGCCAGATAAAAAAGAAAAAGAAAGTCAGGTAGTTGTCATTAACGATGTGGAATACAAAGTAGATGACCTAACGGAACCTCAAGTAATGTTAGTAAACCATGTATGGGATTTAGATAGAAAACTTGCAAGTAGCAAGTTTAATCTTGACCAATTGCAAGGTGGTCGTGAACATTTTATGAAAAAGTTAGAAGCGGAGTTAGAGAATGGCAAGAGTGATGATGCTGTTGAATCTAGCTAACATTAGTTGTAGTGGTGGTTGGTCAGTGGGTGGGTATGAACTCACCCCTGCCGACACAAGTAATCCTAGTGTATTTATAGAAATAATGGATAAAGATTCAGTAATTCATTATTATCATGGAAATTTATATGAATCATCTAATTGGTGTTGGTTACATCAAAAATTTGAAATAGTAAAAAGAGTAGATGAGTGAAAAACCAAATACCGCCAGAAGCTATCGCACTACCATTCTTGATGATAATGCCATTGTTTCTATTAATCTTAAATGGCTTGCCCAAGGTCTCGTTTTGGTTGCAGCTTTGGTATATGGTTATTTACAGATTGAAGGTAGGATTAAGACATTGGAAAATAAACTGGTGGAAGCTGATAGCACGATTAGGAGTTTACTTGATAAACACAGCATCGAAGAAGAACGAAAACGGGCCGAATTGGAAAGTAAGCTTTCATTCTATGAAAAGGAATTGAATCTTAACCCTTTTAGTTGGGGTAAAAAGAAACGGAAATAATTATGGATTTTATGGCAGTATATGGTGAAGCAGGAATGATAGGCGTAGTAGGCGTTATGTTCGTTTATTTAGTTATGTCTTTAAGTAAAAAGTCTGAAGCTCAACAAGAAGCTTTAGAAAATCTTAAAGTAGAAAACAAAGGTCAATCTGAAACTCTTGAAAATATGGAAGGTATGGTTATTAAATTAATTGCAAGATGGAACCAGTCTGACGACAAACTCGATAGGAAGTTTGACGGACTTACTAAAGAAATAAATGATTTAGATAATCAAGTGTCTAGAATAGAAGGCTCACTTAGTAGAATAAATGGAAAACATTAATGGCACACGATAAAGATATATTGGCAATGATGGTAAAGTTTAACGAAAGGCAACGAACCATATTTAATACTTTACATAGAATTGAAAAGCATTTAGAAAAGTTAAATGGAAAGGTAGCTAACCACGAAACTTCTATAGCCAAGTTACAAACAGTTGGTGCAGTAGCTGTAGTTAGTATACCAATAATCGTAAACGTAATAATGAGGATAGTGTAATGTTAGCAAAGTTAATAGCAGATGATCTGTTGTCAGATGAAAATGGTGCAGAGGTTATTGCTGAAATAAATAAAGCAGTAGATATACCCATCATATCAGAAAAAACAGAACAAAAAATATTAGAAGCACTTTGGAAAGTAATTAAAGGTGTTCTTCTAAAAAAGATTGGTGTCTAATGCCTGCCAAAAGAAAATCTACTAAAAGGTCTTATAAGACTCCTGCATGGCAAAGAAAAGCAGGTAAGAATCCTAAAGGTGGATTAAATGCTAAAGGTAGAGCATCTGCTAAGAGGCAAGGTAGTAATTTAAAACCACCTCTTAGCAAAGGCACTAGTCCAAGAAGAGTAAGTTTTGCTGCAAGGTTTGCAGGAATGAAAGGCCCTATGAAAGACTCAAAGGGTAGACCTACAAGAAAAGCATTAGCTTTAAAAAAGTGGGGATTTAGTTCTGTTGCTGCAGCAAGAGCATTTGCAAATAGACATAAAAAGAAAAAAAAGTAGGAATACTATGCCAAGAAAAAAGAAAAAGAAAGGCTTGTATGCAAACATACATGCAAAACGTAAACGAATCAAAGCTGGTAGTGGTGAAAAAATGAGAAAACCCGGATCTAAGGGTGCACCAACTGCAGCAAATTTTAAACGAGCTGCTAAAACAGCTAAGAAAAGAAAGCCAAGGAAAAGGAGATAATTATGCCTTACGGAAAAGGAACATATGGTTCTAAAAAAGGTAGACCACCAAAGAAAAAGAAACCGGCTAAAAAGAAAGGTAAGTCAATGCTTACTAAAAAGCAAAAGACATTGCCTAAAAAACTTCAACGTATGATTGTTAAATCAAAAAAGAAGAAGAAATAATAATGCCTAGGTTTGGAAGAAGAAGTAAACAAAGATTGCAAGGTGTTGATGCTAGACTTGTTAATGTTCTTAATGAAGTTGTTAAATACTTTGACATTACTGTAATAGAAGGTCTTAGGAGTCAGGAAAGACAAAATGAACTGGTTGCTAAAGGTCTAAGTAAAACAAAGTATGGTAAGCATGTACAAGGCAAAGCAGTTGATATTTCGCCATATCCGATAGATTGGGATGCTAGGGATGACTTCCATTACCTTGGTGGTTTTGTGCTTGCTACAGCAGCTTCTATGGGCATTAAGATACGTTGGGGTGGAGATTGGAACGCTAGTTCTTTGTATAAAGGTAAACGTACAACAAAAGATAATAAGTTTGACGATCTTGTACATTTTGAATTGTTGGATTAAATGAAAAGAGCAATAGTTATACCAGATCAACATTTTCCTATACATGACGAAGATGCAGTCAATGTAACTCTTCAAGCTATAGAATACATAAAACCAGAAATATTTATTAATCTTGGTGACGTAGGAGAATGGAATAGTGTATCTGCATGGAGATTTAAAGGTAAGCGGTTACCTAATCTTGAACATCAGCTTATAGATGTAGATAAAGAAATTGAAGCTGTTAATGCTGGTATAGATATGTTTGACAAATCCTTAGATAAAATAAAGTGTGAGGAGCGATACATTCTTGCAGGAAACCATGATGAATGGCTAGATCATTTTGTTGATAAACATCCATACTTAAAAGGTTACAGATTTAGAGATGCATGTAAATGGAAAGAACGTGGTTATAAATATTATGCATATAATAAACCTTTAAAGTTGGGTAAAGTAAACTTTATACATGGAGCTTACGCTACAACATACCATGCTAAAAAACATCTAGAAGCTTATGGATCAAACATAGTCTATGGACACACTCACGATATTCAGAGACATAGTTTGACTAAATTAGATTCTGGTACAATTGCAGCATGGTCTATGGGTTGTTTAAAAGATATGTCACCGGGTAAAAACAAATGGTTAAAAGGTAGATTGCATAACTGGAATCATTGTTTTGGTATTGTAACATTCTTTGATAGACCAAAAGGTAACTTTCAGATAGAACAGATAGAAATTGTAAAAGGTCAATGTACGCTATGGGGAGAACAGTTTAATGCCTAAACGAATTTTACAATTAAATGATTTTAGTGGCGGTCTTAATGTGGAAAGAGATATAGCTGATATTGCAAACAATGAAGTAGGTGTAGCTGAAAATGTTATGTTCAATATCTATGGAGGTGTGCAA